GTCTACTGCTGGGACGGCTCCACATGGCAGCCAATCAAAGCCTCGGGCAGCGTCAACAGCGTCATCGGCAGCACTAGCGGCCCAATCAACATTGTCGCCAACCAAGTTGGCTCAACCGTAACCGTAAGCGCCACACTTGATAACACCAGCGCAGCAGCGCAGTTTTTAGCTGGTCCCACTGCCTCTGCTGGCGCCGTTGGTTACCGCACAATCGCTGGCGACGATCTACCTACTGCAACCACTACAGCCAAAGGCGGCGTTGTAGTCAACGGCAACGGCCTAACGATGAGCGGCAATACGCTGCAAATTGATAACAGCGTCACCGCTAACAGCACCACGTATCAAGTCGCGCAATACAACAGCAAAGGTCTGATCACAGCTGCTCGCGACATCACGGCAGCAGACCTACCGGTAGCAACTGCTGGCGCTAAGGGCGCCATTACTCCAGGCAGCGGTTTAACTGTAACCGGCGCTGGAGCACTCAACCACACCAATTCCACAACGCCAGGTACATACACCAAAGTCACCGTCGATGCGCAGGGGCATGTCAGCACTGGCGCAACGCTTGCTGATACAGATATTCCTAATCTGCCTGCAACTAAACTGACGTCCGGCATCCTGGATGCAGGATTACTTGGTACAAACACAGTCGCAGGCGCCAAACTTGCAAACTACTCCACCGTTAAATTTGGTGGCGCTGGCTCTACAACTGGTGTCGTCACGTTTCCAGTTGCCGAATTTACAGGCCAATACTTTTTTGACTCAATCAATGGCGATCTGTACTTGTGGGACGGTAACGCGTGGCAAGCCATCACAATTACAGCCGGCGAAATTATCTACGCAGGTACGTTTAACGCTGCATCACCATCCGGTACTGGCAAGGTTGCATCCGTCACAACTGCCGGCCAAGCCATTGGCCTGACGGTCAACGGCGCACTGCCTGCTGCAAGCGCTACTAACAATCGCTATTACCTTGTTGTTGCCACAGGCGGCACAATCACCACAGGGCAAGCGCCGCATGTAACGCTGGCTGCACCGGACATGATCCTGTCCAACGGCACCAGCTGGGAGGAGATTGACGTCTCTACTTCTGTCACGGGCGCAACTCAAGCAAGCGGTATTACGGTCACCCCTGCTGGTGGCATCCAATCCACCAATGTCCAAACAGCACTGGAGGAACTGGATACAGAAAAAATTAGCGCAGCCGGCTCAACTATTACCGGTGAATTACTGATTGGTACGTCTGGATCGCTTGTATTTGAAGGTGCTACAGCCAACGCGTTTGAAACTACGCTTGCTGTTACTGATCCAACGGCCGATAGAACTATCACGCTGCCCGATCGTTCCGGCACAGTAATAACTGATGCAGACACTGGCACAGTTACAAACACGATGCTGGCCGGCAGCATTGCCCTCAGCAAACTTGTATCACTCAGCAGCGGCAATATCATTGTCGGCAACAACAGCAGTGTGCCCACCGCCGTAGCCGTTTCTGGCGATGTGACACTCAGCACTGCTGGCGTTATTGATATTGCAGCTGGTGCCATTGTCAACGCAGACATCAATGCCAGCGCCAACATTGCATTTAGTAAGTTAGCAACTATGACCAGCGCCACAGTGCTGGTCGGCAACGCAAGCAATGTGGCCACGCCGGTTGCGCTTAGTGGCGACGTCAGCATCACAAATACCGGTGTCACTACAGTCGTCACTGGTACAACTAGTACAGCTGGTAAGGTCCAGCTAACCAATAGCACCAGCAGCACAAGCACTACGACTGCTGCCACGCCTGCTGCCGTCAAGTCCGCCTACGACTTGGCCACTGCCGCTATGCCAAAAGCAGGCGGCGCCTTTACCGGTGACATCACACTAAACGCGCAATCCGATTTGCGCTTCGCTGATTCGGACAGCAGCAACTACATCGCACTGCAGGCTCCGGCAACAGTCGCTGCCAATGTGACCTTCACACTCCCCGCCACCGATGGGACAGCCAATCAAGTGTTAACCACTGACGGCAGCGGTACACTGAGTTGGAGCACACCGAGTGCCGGTGGCGTCACCCTTGGCACAGTCCTAGCCCTTTCCTGATATGGCTGAAACGTTTAACCGCTCTTCGGTTGCTCTATCCACCACGAGCATTACCGACGTTTATCAAGCTCCGAACGTTGCTGATGCAAACCGTGCGATTGTACTGAGTTGCCTTGTCGCCAACGTCGATGGCGTCAATGCTGCCGACATCACGTTGACAATTACAGGTAGCACTGATAGCGCCATCGCCAAAATTGCTAACACGATTTCGGTGCCGGCCGACAGTACACTTGAGGCTATCCCTAACAAGCTGGTGCTTAAGCGAGGCGAAAAGATCCGAGCTAATGCCAGCGCTGGCGGAGATCTCGAAGTAACTGTTTCTGCACTGGAGATCACCTGATGACTGCCGTGCACAAACGAAACGGCGGTTACATCGGTTTGGATTACCGCCAACCGTTTCCTTCTGGCGTCCACGTTATTGGCGGCATTAGTCGCGTTTCCGAAGTAATTATTGATGTAGAGCTTTACGGCGGAAAAGGCAGTAATTATTTTCGTTACGCCAATGCCGGCGCTGGTTACGGAGGAAACGGCGGCTACACAAAAGTACGTTTAAAAGTCCCGTCCAGTCGCACATTGCAAATCCGCCCAGGGTATTTGCCTAGCGCCGGCGGCAATGGCACCGAAGGCGGCGCAGGATCAGGTGTGCTTGTTGCTGATGAGTGGCTAGCTGTAACAGGAGGAGGCGGTGGCGGCGGCGGTCGAGGTGTGTACACCATTCCAAGCGCCAGTTTTTCCAGCGAGACTGGAAGTAATGGAGGCCAAGGTTTCGGTGGTTACGGTAACGCTGTAGGTGCTGGCACACCCAGCAACGGCAGCGTCGGCCAAGCTTGCAATGCTTACGACAACCCAGATACACCAACGTATTACGGTTTTTCCGTAACCGGTAAAGGCGGTGGTGGTATTGGGGGAGGATCAGCAAATTCCAGCGGTTGTTACGGCAGCACTAATTGGTCCAACCCCGGCCCCTATGACGGCGGCAACGGCGGCGGCGGAAACCTACGAATTTACCAAGAGCAATCCGCTACAAGTGGAAATCTGACCGTACTACCTGATGTATACATGCAATACCTAACTCACTCCAATGGATCACATACCGGCAGCGCGCAAATTACAGTAACAAACGTAACAACATCTGCTGCCTATACCTACACGGGCAACAAAGACATCAAGGCTATTTACCTTATCACCGGAGAATTTAACCCATGACTGCGCTGTACTCCTTGAACAACGCATGGCCCGCAGCCCTGCCGTTCCGCGTATACCTGCCTGACGGCACTACGCGCACTGACCCGAGTACGTTCACCGAAGCCGAGTTGAAAGCTTGGGGTTACACCGGTCCTTATACCCTGCCGACTTACGACAGCCACACAGAAGTGCTCGATTGGGTTGGGACCGCTTATTTGGTGCGCCCCATGACACCCGACGAGCAAAACGCTGCCAAAGACCGACAATGGGTAGAGGTGCGCTTGGAGCGTAATCGCCTTTTGCAGTTGTGTGATTGGACCCAGCTACCGGATAGTCCCGCAGATAAACAGGCATGGGCCTCTTACCGGCAAGCGCTGCGTGACATTACGCAAGAGCCTGATCCTTTTGCCATTATTTGGCCACAACCTCCTCTCACCTAAACGTTCGTAGACTGCATTTACGAGCAGCGCCGTCATGATTTACCCCGCCGAGTACAACATTACAATCCTCCAAAACTCTACATGGAGCGGGGTATTTCGTGCCACGCAAAACAGAAGAGCACTGCAAAGCATTACAATTACAGCTGGTACACCAACATTTAATCTTGCATGTCACGGCCTTGCGGCTGGCGACAAGGTTATTTTCACTGGCGGAGATACTGTTCCGTGCGGCATATCCTTAAACGTTGTTTATTACGTTATTGCCGCAAACCTTACAACTTCTGCATTTCAAGTATCTACATCTGCTGGCGGCGCTTCTATCACTGTTAGTGGTACTGCAGCTGGAACATTTTATGTAGCCACGCCACTTAATTTAACCGGTTATACCGTAGATGCAGACATTAAAACACTAAATGATCAAACATACGTCACGTCTTTTTCATGTTCAATTACTGTTGCAGCTGATGGCCAGTTTCAATTACTGCTACCGCCTGCCGCTTCAGTCTTGCTTGGCACTGGCCGGTACGGCTACGACATCAGCCTAACCAGTGCCAGCGGTCAGCGTTACTATTGGTTGACAGGTGTTGCCACAGTGCAACAAACGTACTCAAGGAACTAAGCCATGGCTGACGTACAACTTGCTGTTATCGACGAAGAAAATACGCAGGTTGTTATTGCAGTTCCGGGCATCCAAGGTCCCACCGGAGCAACCGGCTCAGTATCCACGCTCGCATCCGGAACGGCTGCTGTACCTAGCCTTGCTTTTACTGGTGATACTGATACAGGTCTATTCAGCCCTGGCGCTAATCAGTTATCTGCAACTACTTCCGGCACTGAACGCCTGCGTATTGACGCAACCGGTCAAATTGAAATTTCCGCACTTGGTACTGCCGCAGCACCAGCTTTGAGCTGGATTGGCGATCCCAACACCGGCATCTATAGCCCCGGCGCTGACCAGCTGGCAATCAGCACAAATGGGACGGGAAGGTTGTTTGTTGCAAGCGACGGGAAAGTAAGCCTAGGCGCTGCAGCTTTTGCCAAAACATTTAACGTTATTGCTGCCGATGCCTCTATAAATTTAAGAGCTAACAGTGGCGGCACGTATTCAGATCATGGCATATTCTTTGCAGTTGACGGTACTGCTTATTCTCATATTTACAACGATGGTCCCGGGCATCTAATCTTCCGAACAGGCGCAGGGTTGAGCGAACGCCTACGCATCGACTCCTCCGGCCGCCTGCTGGTGGGGACGAGTAGCTCGGTTGCACTGCTCGGCTACAACTCGGGGACGCAATTTGCAGCATCAACAGGAACTGTCAGTCTTATCCGCAATACGACTGACAACGGTGCCACTGAAATCGTCTACGCCAAGTCTCGCGGAACAATTAGCGCTCCGACCATCGTCTCAGATGGCGACGGTCTAAGCCTGCAGCGTTTTGCTGGCTATGACGGCGCTGCCTACATCGAGGCCGCTCGCGTTTCTGCTGCTGTAGACGGCACCCCTGGCCTCAACGACATGCCGGGCAGGTTGGTCTTTAGTACTACTGCTGATGGGGCGAGCAGTCCTACGGAGCGGATGAGGATTAGTAACGATGGGGCCGTCAAAATTGCAGGTGACAACTTCCAGATCGCTACTAGCAAAACTCCCGCCTCGGCCACTGCCACTGGTACCACTGGCCAGATTGCTTGGGACGCCAGCTACATCTACGTTTGTACCGCTACCAACACTTGGAAGCGGGCAGCGTTATCTACTTGGTGACGCCTTGTAGTCCTACTCACTTGGCGGGTGACCGGCCTTCAACTGGTCACACAAAACTTTACCCTTTGATTTCATGACCACCACCTTTACCTGGAACATCGCCAACCTTGAGCGGGAAACCGCCGATGGCTATGTCTTCACAGCCCACTACACCGTGGACGCCAAAGACGACACCTACTCTGCTGGCGCCTACGGCAGCATCGGCTTGGAACGTCCTGCCGATGGCATGATCCCCTTTGCAGATCTAACGCCAGAGATTGTGACTGGCTGGGTCAAAGACAAAATTGGCCCCGACAAGGTTGCTGAAATCGAAGCTGCGCTGCAAACTCAGCTGGACGAACAGCACGCACCCAGCAAATCTGCTGGTCTGCCTTGGTCCTAATTACTTTATGGCTACTAGGTATTGGGCTTGCCTATTGCTTAGTAGCCATCAACCCCCGCACTGACGACTAATGGCCGTTAAATCTAAAACAGCATTGGGACGTATTGAGCACAAACCAGGCAAGCCTAAAAAGTCTCGGCAAGGTCAAGGCCAGCACAGTCTTCCAAACCACGGTCGTAAAAAGACTCGCGGCCAAGGACGCTAGGCTGTAAAAAAGGCTGCGTTTATGCCTCGCAATGGACCATCACGACGAGGCTCACATCACAGCTGAACCCCCTAACAACCCCTGGAACCAAGCTGTTCCAGCGCTTTTAACCGCCGCAGTCCTAGGTCTCGGCGGTCTTTTCATGCAAGTAGCCAAACTAGATCAATCCGTAAACACAGTTGCGGCCGATATTCAAGAACTAAAAAACGACTCTAAAGAACGCTTAAGCGACCTTGAAAATCGCGTCCGTCAAATCGAAATGCGCATCGGTTCTGGCAAATGAGCATTATCCAATCCACAGACTACGGCAATGGTTTCAAGCTGGAGCAACTGGAAAACGAGCGTGGCGATTTGTACTACCGCGCTTGTACAGGTAGTATTTGCCGTTATGCCGAAGACGAATACATCGCCCGCATGTACCTAGAAGGTATGGGCTGGAATCCTACGCAGCCTCCGGTAAGTTAATCCAGTCTTCAATTTCCTTTTCAAGCCGAGCATCCCAAAATTCCTGCGCTCTAAACCATTCGCGCCAATCAGCACTAGCTTTTCGTACATTGCACGACAAACAGGCTGGCACCATATTTTTAGGGTGCGTATGCCCGCCTTTACTTTTTGCCAGCACATGATCAAGCGTGGCCGATTTACCTAAATCGCAATGGCAATAAGCGCACCGATTACGCCAACGCCAAATAATGTCTTGCCTAAACCTTAACCGGGATTGTTTTTTATTTAAGTATTCGCCATCTTCAATGCGATGGTCCATACTCCCCAGTAGCTACCCAAAATGTAGCGGTAGAAACTATTACGCGCTTGGCTTGTCTTCTCTAGTACAGCTAAGCTGGCGTAAGACCACCTAGTTCGCATGGATCCAACGACTACTGCAGCCATCGCCATTGCTGTAGCAGCAGGCTCAGAAATTATTGCTTTGCTACCTATTCGCGAAAACAGCTGGGTCCAGCTGGCACTGAAACTACTGCGTATTATTTTCCCAAAGCGCTGAACCGGAAAAAGTCTCCGCAACAAAAGCGCCGTAAACGCTCGCGTAACAGGTCTCATGGCAACAAACACAATCCGCCTGTATGACCTTTTCCGGTACTACAAGGGCTTGCCCCATCAAATGGCAGCCATAACCGAACTGGAATTTGCCATTAACAAAGCCAATCCCCACATCTTGGGCCGCGACCAAGGCTGGTTCAAAACTTGGAGCGTTGCAGGCAAACAGAGCAACTTCCCTAATACTTGGGAAGGAATTCTTGAAGCAGCCCGCGTCGCTGGCGCAAAATTCCCAGAGCTTGTATGCGCCCAATGGGCACTGGAATCCAGCTACGGAAAACTTGTATCAGGCCGAAACAACTTTTTCGGTCTTAAAGGCGACGGTACAGCCACAGAAACACAGGAATTTATCAACAATCAGTGGATAACGATCACAGATAGTTTCATTGATTTTCCCGACGTTTTATCTTGCGTCACATATTTAGTAGAACGCTGGTACAAAGACTACAAAAATTACAAAGGCTGTAATAACGCGAGTACCCGTGAAGAGGCAGCAAAGTGGCTTGTTAAAGAAAATTACGCAACTGACCCCAATTATGCGGGCAAACTAATTCAGCTAATGGATCAACACGCTGGAACAAAACCAGCAGTACGCCCTCAAGAAAAAATCCTGCGCGTCGCCTACGAATACCAGCTGGGACCGGACGACGGAAAGACAGGTTATCGCCAGTGCTTTAGTTCCAGCTGCGCAATGGTCGCCAGGTACTACGGCAAAATTTCAGGAGACTACGAGTACAACAAACTGCGTGCTCGTTTTGGCGATACAACAGATCCCAAAGCTCAATTAGCTGCTCTCAAAGCTTTAGGTCTTACCGCCACATTTGAAATGGATGGCACCGTTGAAGACTTAGAAAACGAAATCAGCGAAGGTCACCCCGTCCCTGTCGGCTGGTTACACAAAGGTCTTGTCTCCGAGCCCACTGGTACAGGCCACTGGAGCACTGTGATTGGCTACACGCCCACTCACATCATCCACAACGATCCATTCGGGGAGGCCAACCTGTTGACCGGCGGTTACGTCAGCAATAAAGGAGGCGCTGGAGTGGCGTATTCCAGAAAAAACTGGATTCCTCGTTGGCTAATAGACGGTGACGATACAGGCTGGTACATGAAAATCCGTACCAAGTGATCATGAATCCAATCGAGCACACTACTGAATCTTCCTTTAACAAAGCAGCCACAGACAGATGGCTTGTGGATCGCTTCAATTCAGGCGATTATCGCGGCCTACTTGAAGCCGCCCTAATCCTGAACACACTCCACCAGCTGGAACAAACAAAAGCTCGATGGGCAATCCGCGAAGCCGCAGATAACCTCACCGAGCGTTTTGGCCTAGACCGTGATTCAGCCTAAGGCAAAAGTTTTTTACACAGACACAGCACCAGTAGGCATATCAGCCAGTACATCACTGCCAAGTACAGCAGTGTCACCAGTGCTTCGCTCATAGCTCAACCACTGCTCGTACAACCCTGTGTACAAGCTATGCAGCGGATGGTCCTTTGACCCCCGGCCATCCTGAAAATACAGGAATTCCAGAAAATCAGTCCTTAGCTGATCTTCTTGGACTTTGGCCCATGCATCTTGCGCCCACTGTTCAGCCATTGGTTTCCATCAATTTTTTACGTAAACGCGCCGCCAGCTTTGGGCCTGTGTGCGACCGCACCAGCTTAGGTTTGACAGTTTCCTGCGGCACCTCCACAAGACACTGCTTGTAGCGTCTTTCCGCTAACTCCACAGCCTGCTGGAGCGAATCAGCGCGCACCACAGTTCGCATAGCCCCTCGCCCAGGCAGCCACACAAGCACCTCGTGCAGCGTAGAACTCACTTCCACGACCTCGGATACAGCGGTTCTTGAACGCTGTGGACAAACACAGGCTCGTCCACAACCTGCATCACAGCCCGAGCTGCATCGACAGCACGCTCATAGGTCACCCAACTAGACGCGTCTTCTTTACAGCAGGTGAACTGCACACCAGCGCCCGGCTCGTACACCGCTGTTACCCAGCGATCTCCCGCCATCACCACGTAGCGCGTCATAACAAAACAGTGACTACTGTGCAAGCCTAGTAAACGTGGCTGCCCAGCTACAGACTATAACGATGTACAACAGAGTCTCATGCGTCTTTTTCTGACACAGGCTTTTCTTGCCTGGAGCGCATCCTTCCCTGCACCCGCCTTTTTACCGACTCCTGCCAAGCCGCTTCATCCGCAGCTTCTGCCGCCTTGTACTCCGAAGCAGGCAAAGCCTTTTCAAGCGCCGCATACACCATTTCTCGCAGCAGCGCCGTCACCTTTTTTCCTTCTACTGCCGCCAACGTTTCTGCCAGCTTGTACCGGTGTGGATCCAAAAGCAGCTGGCAGTAAAACTTATTTCCGTGATTCAGCGGCATAACAAGCTGTCTACTCTGCTACACACTAGCAGATTGCGACACAGTAGTCCTACCACCGCACATCCTCATCCACCCGCTTCCGCCAAGCGTTGGCCTGCGCTACCCGCGCCCCACCCCGCTGCTTGGCACATCCCTTCCTTACCTGCCTTGCCCACTCCAAGAACGCCGCAGCCCGCTGCAGATCCGCCGTCTTCGCCAGCCGCACCTCCTGCTGGAGCCACTCCAATACCAATTCCCTTCCCGTACGGGCGCGACTCATGCGACCAACTCTGAGATTCTCGTAATGGACTGGGGCATGTGATCAGGAAAAAGCTCCAGTGCCTTCTGCTTTGCAGTGAAGGCATCTGGAGCAGTAACGAAGACGTCGTGCATCGCACCGTGCCGCTGATAAAGCCGCACGCGATACTCGAACTCCTGGATCACTTGGCCTCTTGCCAACTATCCCCGACCTTAGCCTCGGCAAGCGGCGGAATATCTCCCAGCCACTTGGCTTCAGCTTCTTCCATGATTGTCTGTAGCTGGAGCGCCCATGTTTCAGCGTGTTCTTCTTTTACAAGCAAGATAATTTCGTCATGCACCACGCCGGCCAAACGCACCACGTCCTCCCCGTCGGACTTAAGTAACGGCCACAATTTGCCGAGCGTAAGTTTGAGAACGGCTGCTCCAGCTCCTTGGATTGGGGTGTTGCAACGGGTCGTAAGTTTATTGTTTTCGCCCGGTAAAAACCTCCGCAAGCCCGAGATGCGTATGCGGATAGATGGATTGTCCTTAGCCGCATCAGCAGCTGCAGCATTTTTGCGCTGCCATGCGGAGATGCCTTTATATGCAGCATGGAACTTTTCCCGGACTTCCGCAGCCTCATCAAGATCCATCTGGATTCCGGTCGCTGCTGCGTAATTCCTGAGTCCTTTTGCTCCACTCCCGTATAACAATCCGAAGTTTGCCGATTTACTAATTTGCCTCTGCTCCTTTGTAACTTCATCCGGCTCCACGCCATAAATCTGCGTCGCCGTCATCGTATGAAGGTCTTGCCCCTGCTGGAACACTTCAGTCATTAAGGGATCCTGCGCTTCTGCCGCCGCCAACCTCAACTCCATCTGCCCATAGTCCGCCACAACCAGCTTCCACCCAGCTGGAGCTTGCACCGCCAATCGAAACCGTGGATCCCGTGGAATCTGCTGCAAATTCGGCGTAATACAACTCATCCTCCCAGTATCCGCTCCAAGCTGCAAATAGCTGGCACGAATAAACCCATCCTCTGAATAATTCTTCAGCAACGTCTCAGCCATCTGCCGCCGCTTCTCTACTTTTTTCCACCTCAAATAATCGGCCACAACTTTGTGATCACCAACGTATTCCTGCAGAGCAGAACGACTGGCGCTCGGCTTCCCGTTCTTCATATCCATCGGCGGCTCACCCAACAACGCCGTGAACTTTTTCAGCAACTGCGCTGGACTGTTGAGATTAAAAACGCTGGGATCCGGCTTCTTACCTTTCGGCCCCGGTTTTGTCTGAT